ATACCACCTGCATCTGCATTGTATCCTGAAGTTGGGTTATAGAAACCATTCCCAAACGGATTTAAATATCCTAGCAATTGACCAGTCTTAACTTCCATTTTCTTTCTTAGTCTTACATTCGTGGTATTACTTAGTACTGAAGAACTGGATTCATCAATTGCCTTTGCAAGGTTTGAATGTCTAAACACTGCATCAAAGTTTGTAAGGCTTGTTGAGTCATAATCCATAATTGCATTAGTCACAATTGTTTCTAACTCTCCTTGAGATAGAGATGTTGACCTTTCATCATACTTAAATGTTGTGGTCAATAAAATTTTAACAATAGATGCATCTACAATCTCAGGTCTTACTGTTAACATATTTAATGCGTTTAGTTTAGACTTGATTGCAGTCTTTTCTGAACCTGAAAGATAATCTGAGTTTAATGGTTTGATTGCAAGGAATACTTTTCCGTATTGTGGTGGGTCATTCTCTTCACCACCCCATACTGCAACTGCATCTGCGTTCGGGTAATACTCTTTAACCTTTGCTTTGTAGTCATTCAATGTGACTAGTCTGTTCTGAGATGTATAGAACTTTGTTGCTTTAAATTTGATTGAGTCGATTGATTCTTTCTCCTCACCACCAGCTGCGTTCGATGTGACGGTGATAGTCGAATCCGAATATCCATTAACAGAAGTGACTTGAGAAAAGTTTTTTACTCCATTACAGTGAACAGTATCTACTATGATGTATGTGACGGTAATTGCATCTCCGTCTATAAGTTCTGCACCTAGTGTTCCATCTCCAAAGTATATTTCTCTAAAACCATCTTCGTTTTCTTGTTCGTAATAAACTTTAGAAGTAGTTTTGATGTCTGATACATCTAGTGCGTGAACGTATGCAGTAGAAACTCCACCTGAGTTAACAGAAACTTCAATTCTAGATGAGTCAACTCGTGAGTTAGATAATACAAATTTTGGATTCGCAATTTGTGAGTCAAACACAAATTTGTCCGATGCATAGATTCCTTGAACTAACGGAACACTTGCATAGTTATATGTCGTTCCATTCTGAGTTGGTTTAATTGTATTAGGAACAACAAATTGGTAGGTATAACCATCAAACATGGCATTAAACTGGTTTCCTCTTTGCAATTGCATCTCACTAATTGTCGGGGAAGTTCCATCTGCGTTTCTTACATTTTTAATTGCAATATCTACGATTGCACTTGCTGAAGCTTCGGATGCAGGAACAAATCCTAAATCCTTTGCACGAGATACTACGTTCTTTCTGATTTGGGCAGAATCTAAGAACAGTTCACTACCTGCAATGTTTGTGTTTACTGCACTAATATGTGATGAATATGCAAGAAGGTCTATCAACACTGACATGGTTGAACCTTCGAAGTTATAATCTTTTAATTTGTCTTGACCTTGTAGATATGATTTTAAGTTTGCTCCAATATCTTCAAAATCTAAGTCGGTGACGTTTATTTGTGAACTTTTAATTGCCATGTTATCTTGCCCTTGTTAGTGTCATTTCCATTGATTGTTTTGCGATGCCATTTTTAATTGAATAGTAGACGCCTAATTGTATTTCATTAGTATCCGTATCTTGTAATCTGACGTTAACCTCATGAACTCTAGGTTCAAATGTTTCTATAAGTCTTTTAATCCTGTTTTGTGCTTTTCGTAATTGTCTAGAGGTGTTTAACTCAAAAAGTAATTCTCTTATAGAAGCACCAAAACCAGGCTTGAATGGTCTCTCATAATGATTGGTCAATATGATATTTCTTACTGACCTTTTAACTGCATCTGCATCGGTTCTTACAACAACATCTCCAGTCTGAGGATGTGTTCTAAATAATAAGTCTAAATCAGAATATGCGTGTTTTGAAGTCGCAACCTGTTTACTTTGATTGGTTATATCTATTGCCATATATCTATTTATACCATGAGTGAGAGTTAGTTAATTAAGATATCTTAATTAATGAAATATCTTTAGTAGTCCCTGCATCATATTCTTCTTGGGTGTATATTGTAGTATCAAATGTTGCATTGTTTCCTGAAATTGTCACCCCATCTCCGTGTTCAACTTCATCTCCATCAACAAATACATGAACTGTCCCTGTTCCAGTTGAGACTGAGAATGCTGTTATACCTACTTGGGACTCTAGTCTTAGTTTAGTAAATGAAATCCCCTCGTCACTAGTGTCATCTGAATTAACTCTTGGTGCATTGACAGTTTCTTTTGTGACTGCAGTTATAACACCTGCAATCGCTGGAATTTTTAAATCGATACTCATAGGCATACCAATTAGTTTTAGGAAGTCACACCATGTTAAGAATACGAATTCAAAAATTGAACCCAGTCCTATTGCACTAAGAAACTTCTTAACTATCTTAACCCATTCAAATAGTATCTTCTTATGGAAATTCAGTTTGAAGTCTTCTAGTGCTAAAAGCATTTCTGAAATTTCTTCTTCGATTGAAGCAGTGGTCGATTCAATTTCACCTAGAATACTTTTTATACTAAAACCAAAAAGGTTGAGTCCTAGTATCTTGTCTTTAATTAGACCTCTAAACTTCTCACCTTCTTCTATTAACTTGTTTTCTAAATCTTTTTTCTCTAGTTGTAGTTTCTCCAACTCTTCCATTTTCTTTATGTGGTCTTCCATGGATATATCGGGGTCTGCTAATTCCTCTTTTAGTTTATCCATCTTATCATCTAGTTTACCAATATCTGATTGTAAACTTTCTTTCAATTCTTTCCACTGGTCTTTTAGAGTTTGGATTGCAGCTTCTACCATTGCCTTGATATCGAAAGTCATAATGTCTATGAGTTGAGAGAAAGGTAAATCAGGTAAACCTAACAGTTTCCAAATCTTATCAAAGATGCTGATTAGTTTTTCAAATGCTTTCACATACCAGTTCTGAATCCATCCTTTGATTTCAGTTTTGATATAATTCCAAACTATCTTTGCTTTACCCTTGTTATCAACTACACCAAACTCACCGTCAAATTGTCTAAACTCTTCAGGAACCATTTGAAAAAATTTGTCTACAAAATCATCTTTCAGTTTATAGATATCATCAACAGAAATTAATAGGTCTGCCTTTTTCTTTTCTAGTGCTTCCAACTCTTCCGATTTCTTTATATGGTCTTCCATACTAATGTCGGGGTCTGCTAACTCTTCTACTAGTTTTTCTATATCATCATTAATCTTTTGTATCTCTTTGAACTTCTCTACTATTTCTAAGTCGAAACTCTTACCTGATATTTGGTCTATCAACTCTTGTTTGTATGCAGGAGAAGTAATTAGTTTTAAAACATCAATTGATAGACCCATCAATGATATTGTAAATGAAATTGGAACTATAGAAGAAATGATTTCTGCAATCTTTACTGGAATATATGTATGAAACTCTTCAAGTAATTCTTTAAATGCTTCTCGTGCCTCTTTTTGCCAGTCCCGATTTAAACCATCTTTATCCCAATACGGAGATAATATTGTTGCAAGTGTATCAACAAACTCTTCAACAGTTTCTGTGACCTCATCAATCTGTTCTTGTATCGCACCTTCGATTTGAGTCTTAACAAAGTTTTCCTTTTCTTCTATCTGTTTGTTTATTGCATCTCGTTTTTCTTGTGTATCTGCTTCTTCTAATTGTTTGTATAAGTCTGCAATCTCCTTTTCCTTTTCTGCTTTCATCTCTTGGACTTTTGCTTGCATCTGGCCAGGGATTGCAGCCATTTCATTAAATGCGTTTACGATTTCGTCTTTTGTGGGTAAGGAAAAGATGTCCCCTTCAGGACACGCTAGTGCTGATGGGATTTCCGCCTCTAAAGGTTCGACTTCACTGTCTTTAAGTTTATTGGTTTCTGCATCAACCAATTGAAGTGTCATTGTTCCCATAATTAAGAGTTCGGTCTAAACTTAGTTGCTTTAACTAATACTTCTTTCGCAGATTTTAAGGTTATGTCTCCACCTGCTTCAATATCTAGTTTACCTACAACATCAATCTTACCGTCTTTAAAAGCTTTGAGTTCGAGTTTTCCTATGGTTTCAATCTTTGCATCACCTAGAACTTTAATGTTGACCTTTCCACCAACGAACACTTCCTCGTCTCTACAAATAATAGTGTAGTTGTCATTTACAACTCTAGTCACCATAGAACCGTCAGGATGAATCTCCTGAAACGTTCCTGACCTATGTTCAATTGCAAGTCTTTCGGCACTAGGTGTGTCATCCATCTCTATGACATGACCTGACTCTGACTGTACAACCTTGTTATATGGGTAAACTGGTTTTGCAGGACATTTGATTTCTTTCTTACTAGGAAGAAGGTCTTTAATAATATCTCTTCCTGCGTGAAGTCCCTCATCATCAGTAGTTCCAGCAAGTGCAGATAAATCAGACTTGTCCGTGTATAAAGGATAATAGGGTAAGTCTTTTTCAGTAAGCGTAGGTTCGGTAATCGAAGACCCCTTACCGATATAACTTATGTCCCTAGATTCATAAATCTTAGGTGCAGTGTCTAATGCAGTAGTTAATCCAAACCCTCTTCTAGGTGCATGGTCGGGATTCGCACCATCGGGTTTCCCATCATATGCAGAAGTTGTCAAACCTCTTGGGTCATTAAATCCATGTTCGGGGTTTCTTGTTATAAGAACGTCATCGATTGCTTCACGAAAACCTGATGCAGGTAGACCTGCAGTTGAACCAATCACTACTGGTTGTTGACACAAGTCACCATCTCTAAAAAATAGAATTACCGTGGAACCTTCCACAAGTCCGTGTTGTGTTCCAAATCCTGACAACCCTGCAGAAGTTGTTGGGAGCATAACTTGAGCCCATGGAAGGTCGGGTGTTGAAATAGAATTCTTATCAGGTGAGTGTACCCCATGAACACGAACACGAACCCTACCAATCTTAAGTGGGTCTTGTCTGTCCTCTATTATTCCGTAATATGTTTTCATTATGTTGCCTTACCTGTATTATCATCTGATGATGCAGACCCCGATTTATTCATGTTTTGTAGCTCACTCACGGTTATATCTTTTGCAAAACTTTCTTTTACACACTCTAAATCAATATATCCTCTTCCTTCAAACACACTTGCATTGATGCACAAATCTGTAATTAGATATCTATTGTCATTAATTCTATCTTCAGTGGATGATGTTTCATCCATAATTTCGGGTTCAGGAATTGATAAAGTTATTATCTGACCTACTGTTAAATCACTCCTTATTGGAATAGTTATTACAACTGTATGTTGTTGTAAGATTTGCAACAGTCCTCTTCTTTCGAGTTGCGAATTATCCTTAATCACTTGTCCCTGAAAAACTTCATCTGATTCGATGTCATTAGAATTATCAAAATCATGTTTTGAATAATAGTCATAAATTACAGTACTTTGAAATTGTTTGTTTGGGGGTAATTGAAAATGATGTGGCACATCTAGAACAGGTGGAGCATCTACTACTGCACTTCCATCTGTAGAAGGTTCCTCTGTAGTCAAACCTCGTTCTTGACCACCTGAATGGTCTAACATTCTTTCTGTTCTTATTAACGGAACTTTAGAAACATGGTTTTGATTTCTATCGAAGGTTTCTTCTATATCATATGCTTCTTGAAATCCTATTTTTCTAATAGGGTCATATCCTTCCATTCCTGATGAATATGCACCACCATATGTTCCTGTAAGGGTATCGAATAATTGGGGTTTCGCTATCTTCATAACCCTCTCTCTTGATGGTTTATCTTTTGCACCACTAGAAGGTTTATACGTCACTTCCAATCCTTTATAATAATTTGCATATCCAACTATACCCATCTTGGACTCGTCAATCCCCTCTTCATTTCCACTAAACATATTATCAACAGACTTGAAACAGTATCCACCCAATAAAGTTTGATAAAAGAAAAACCCATTTCTATATGTAGAGTTGATTCCTTTATTTGCATGAGTGGTGATATAGTCCATGAATCGAGTTGCAGACCAATTAGGACATACAAACTGATGGTTGTCACCTTCAGATTCTTCCCAATGTTGTATCTCTTTTAAGGGAAGATTCATTTCTCCATTCACAACATTGAATAACATTTCAGAATGAGAACCTCTAAGTACTTTACTCATTCTAGTACTTCTTGCAGTAAACATAGATGGGTCGCACAATTTCATCTGATATGATTGAACGGTTTCTTTTTGTCTTGCGACATTAATAATTTGATAAACTCTAAATGTTTTATCGATAACTGGAGCTAATGGGTCGTCTTCATCACTTCCGTGTCTATATGCTACACGACAAAACTCTTGTCCAGTAAAACGATAGTGTTTTAGAATATTAAGAGAATCTACAATAGTTAAATCTGCTGTGACAAACTTATTATAGATACTTTCATAAAGACGAAAGTTTGGAGCAATCTTACTTATATCAAGACTCATTCCTTCTTGATTTACTATATGGAGTGCTACTAAGGTGAAATTATCGGTATCAGTAATTTCTATATCTTTAATCTTTGTCGTGTCATTCATCAGACATTATTCGCTCAAATTCCCTGAGAACTCTTTTCATTCTCTCAGGTCTAATAATCTTAATCTGTCGTTTCTTTTCGTTTTCCTCTTCTTCTTTTTTTAGATGTGATACTGAAGACCAACCTGACCCACCATAAGTTCTGTGTGTTCCAACAGAATCTACATAATGATGAACACCGTCTCTATGATTCATAACACTAGTCGGGGAAATAGTTTTTGCACTTACATTAGAAAAAAGTGAATCACCTGATTCAATAATGTCTCCTGTCACAACAATACAATTGTGTGTTGGGTCTACTTGAAGCACACTTACCTTTTTAGTGTCAGGCAGCAATGTAAGTGTCTCTCCAATTAAAATCTTATTGTCCCCTTCCCAACCAAGAGGGTTGACATTACTCTTCTCGCTATTAGCAAAGCTTTGAGGAGAAATGATAGTAGAAGCATCATCAAAAATTAAACATTGGCCTGGATATTTTTCATTAATATAATTATTAAAAGTATCGTAGTCCATAAACCAATCATAATAGTTATCAAAATCATTCACTAAAAAGAATGTCCAGTGTAGATTACCGTCACCATATAGTTTACTTGCAACTACATCGGGTCTCTCACCGTCAAGTATTTCATAGTATTGATACTCAATTACACTGTCGAGTGCAGCTGTTTCTACTTTTGCTTTACGGAAGAAATCCTTGATTCTAACAATCTCTCCAGTGTTAAGAGTATAGTGTAGAGTTGGAAAATTATTGAATAGTTTGTTTGACATTGTTAACCCCCACCACGTTTTGTGGCAGTCACTTCGATTTCTTCGATATTACTATATTTGTCTTGTGAATCATCCACTAAAGACCCCATGGAAGTAATTGACTTATCACCCTTCGGAGAAATTTCTTGATAGGATTCTTGTGACAGTATTTTAATTTCTTGAAAACTCATAGACAACTTTGTTGATACTGGTTGTCCATTTGCAAATGTAGCAACCTTATTACCATTGAAGTGGTCAACATTACAAGAAGTCATAACCATTGGTAAGTATCCATCTAAATGGTTTGCAACTGGGCCATCATATTCAACATCAAATATGTTCGGGAAGTTAAAATAGTTTTCTGTATTTGCCTGAGCACCTTCCCCACCTGAACCATAGGTATCAGGCAACATTGCACTTCTGAATGTGTATATAATATTTTGAACCTCTTCTGCTTCTAAATCATTTTTAGGCCAGAATTCATATTCAAATGAAAATGACCTAAATGATACACCTTGAAATGTGGTTTCAATCATTGGGTTGGTCGCTCTTCCTGCTCTTACATTGGCGGCTCCACCAGTCATTGTGTCACCAAGTGCAGTGAGAAAACTGTCTCCCGCTGCTAAAGCTGCATCAACTCCAACCTCAGCTGCAGCTGCAAGACCTTCATTTTTATAAGTATCTACCATATCCGAACCTGCCCTAGCAGTTCTTCCCATCTCCGTTTCTCCGTAAGATACAGCTGCATCTGACTTAAGTCCTTCAGGAAGGTATAACATAATTTCCGTAGAATTTTCAGACAATACATTTTTACCTGCTTCACCACTTCTTCTTCTTCTTGGTCGTATTGAGAAAACAATCGTGTTTTCTAGGTGGTCATTAAGTGGATAACGAAATTCTATTTCCCCTTTGCTTGGAGTGCTTCTTGCTGCTGATTGAGAGACCTCAACTCCTGCTAATAAAGCAGACTCTCGTTTTCTAGAATCATTAAGAAAATCTTTTGCTTTAAGTGCTTCATCACCTAGTTTATCTATTTGACTAGTGTAGTTTAGTTCTTGAATCTTTGATGAAATACCCTTTAAGGAATTGATGGCAGATTTTGCCTTATTGATTTTGTTTAGTAATTTAGATAATCCCATTTTGTTTTATAAATACCTTGAAAGAAGTTATTAGAGTTTTTATTATTTATGTCTTATAAAGGTCGGTTTCGCCCAAAGAACCACAAAAAATACAAAGGAGACCCCACAAAAGTTTATTATCGTTCTCTTTGGGAACGAAGATTCATGAATTATTGTGATAACACTCCTTCTATACTAGAATGGAACAGTGAAGAAGTCATTATTCCGTATGTTTCCCCTGTCGATAACAAAGTGCATCGATACTTTCCTGACTTCTATATCAAGATGAGAACTGTTTCGGGTAAGGTTGTGCGTGAGATTATAGAAGTAAAACCTAAACGACAATGTCAACCACCCAAAGTCCCCAATAGAAAAACAAAAAAATACCTGAGAGAGGTAGTCACTTATGGGGTAAATCAAGCAAAATTCAAAGCCGCAGAAGAGTACTGCAAAAATCGTAAGTACAATTTCAGGATATTGACCGAAGACCATCTCACCTGAGTATAAATAGATATATGGCAAGTATATTCGAAGATTTAACTAAACTCAAACCCTTAGAGATTGAACAAAACAGTCGATTTGCGTTAGAGTGGTTTAGAACGAACATTAGAAGAATCTTTGATAGAAGAAATGACGAAAAGGTTTATCTTGACGGTACTAAAGTTGCTGGAATAGAAGAAGGTAAAATGTACATGATGTTCTATAATGCAAAGACAAAGGCAAAACTACCTTACTGGGATAGGTTTCCTTTAATCATTCCTTTTGACACTAGGACTGTTGAGGACGGATTCTATGCAATTAACCTGCATTATATTCCACCCCTGTTAAGACAAAGTTTATTAGACGAAATGTACAACTATCCTGCTGGAGAAGATGGGGTTAAAGTTGAATATGAATTCTTTAGAACTATTACAAGAATGAAACCTGCGATACCTTGTATAAAAAGATATCTAACTAGTCATATAGTAAGACCACCTCTACAAATATCAAGAGATTATTGGGATGTGGCTGCAATGTTGCCAACAGGTAATTTTGGTGGTACAAATAAAAACACGGTGTATGCCGAATCTAGGAAAGTAATTTAATGGCAAATATAGACGATTTAAAATATAATTTTGACCAAGGTGCGAGAGCAAACCGATATCAAGTAAGGTTTTTATTACCAAAGGTCTTTGGTGAGGGAGATGCAGGGAAAAACATGGGACTAAGAGTCGAATCATGTTCTTTGCCTGGCAGAGAAATAAAAACTAAAGAGTGGTCTGAATATGGAGCAGTAAGACAACTGCCTACAGGAGAGATATCAGACGGTGGTACTACTGACATGACTTTTATATGCACTCAGGATTTTGCAGATAGACATATTATTCAAGCATGGAATGGTTTAATTTACACTGCAAGTGAGGGAACATCAATACACCCTAAAATAGAATGGTACGATGATTACATTGGTTCTGTTGAAATCCATCAACTTAGAAGTGACCACAAAGGTAATTCACGAAGAGACGATGAGAAAAGAATCGCATTAAAGTATACTTTGAATGAAGCATACCCAGTAAAATTTGAAGCACAAGATTTGTCCTATGCAGAAGAAGGTATATTAAAATTTAAAGTCACTTTTGCATTTAGGACTTGGAGTTCGGAATATGTTCCAGCACCTGAAAGAAGTCTCCTAAATAAAGGACGAGTTATATTAGATGCACTACTAGGTGGTAGTAATCTATTAAGTAGGTTTGGTAAAGAAGGCAAAATGCGTAAAACTTTAACAAACCTCGACACAAGAACCACGCAGATACAAAACATATTCGGTGGTGGTTAATTACAATATGGAGTAAATTATGGGATTACCAATCCAAAAAGCACCTAAACATAAGTGCGTACTTAGTAATGGTCAAGAAGTCACATTCAGACCATTTCTAGTAAAAGAACAGAAGTACCTGTTGGTGACGAAAGAGAGTAATGATTCACTAGAAATACTTAGTGCCGTGAAATCTTTAATTTCAGCAGTGACTGATAATAAGGTAGACTCTGAAAAACTATCTGTCTTTGATTTAGAATATTTGTTTTTACAAATTAGAGCAAAGTCGGTAGGTGAATCAGTAAAAGTACACCTTTACTGTAAGAAACAAGATTGTGATGGAACAGGAGAAGTAGATATTGATTTAACAGAAGTTCAGATTGTAAAACCTGAAAATGAAGTTAACCCAACAGTTGAGTTAAGTGAAACACTAGGTGTCACTCTTCGTTATCCAAATACTAAACAACTTGCAAAAGTTGATACGTTAAAGGACGATGGTGATAAGTTAGTTGAACTACTTAAGTTTGGAATTGAATCTGTATATGACGAAGAGTCTGTATACAGTGCAGATGAAATATCTGATTCTGAATTAGTAGAATTTGTTGAGAGTTTAACTCTTGACCAAGTTGATAAACTCAATACGTTTTTTGAAAGCGTACCTGTTCTTCAACATGACGTTGAATTCGAGTGTAAGAGTTGTGGCACTTTAAATACTTCAACTCTGAAAGGACTACAAAGTTTTTTTTGATAGCTCTTTCTCATGAAAGTTTGGTGAACTATTATAACACTAACTTTCAATTGATGCAACATCATAAGTACAGTTTAACAGAACTAGAACATATGATACCATGGGAAAGAGAGATTTATATTGCTCTGTTGCTGAATTGGTTAGAGGAAGAAAAACTACGTCAAAAAGAACGGAGTAGGAATAAATAATATAGATAGATGATGTGTATGTGAAGTGATTTTTTAATTTTAATAATAGGATAAAAAATGGCTGACAATACAGACAATTCGAAAAATGAAGTCGAAATTGATTTAGATAAGTACATGGCTCTTATCGAGAAACTTGATGCACAAGAAGATGTTATCAAGGAGATGAAAGAAGATGCCATCAAAGCAAGAAACGGATTAGAACCACCTAAGAGAACTTTTGGTGGATTGTTTCTAGATGATAACGATGTTAATGAGAAAGCAATCATAGGATTTACTTCTTTCTTTTTAATGGTAATATTCGGAGTGACAGATTTGGTCACTGCACTTGCATGGGACATGGACTTAAAAGTTTCTGAAACTATCTATACATCTTTTGTTGTAGTGACACTAGGTGCATTTGGTATATCAGAAGCTGGTAAAGCATTCGGTAAATAACGAGAGATTAATTAAATGGCAAAATCGCCCTTAGAAGAACATAATGAGTCACTTAGGAAAAGTGCTAAGGAATTAGATGCATCTACATCTGACCTTAGAAAACCTTTTAAAGACTTAGTTAAGAACCTTGGTGAGACAAACTCAGAACTTGCTGATATAGCTTCGGGCGCTCTTTCTCAAAGTGCTGGTACTTGGAAGGGGATGATTACAGAATCAAGAATAGCAAAACTTACAAATGCTACAGTTGAATCTCAGATGTATAAAGATGCAAATGCAAGACTAAAGTCAGCTCAAGACCAAACGGTTGCACTTAAAGAAAAAATGTATCAAGACGAAAAGGATGCTGAAGTACAACTTCAAGCAAAATTTAAATCCAGTAGTTTTCTAACCCAATTAGAAAACGAAAAAATTGAGTTGCAAAGTAAGATAGCGGGTGCAAACAAAGACGAGTTAAGAAAAATCAACGAGGGGATTGTAGAAAGAGACAAGCGAATAGGCGAAGAAAAGAAGGTATTCTCTGATGGTATAGATAGTCAACTCGCAAGCAAAAAGGCAGCTGCTGAAAAGGAAATAAAATTAATAGAAGAGACAGGTCACGAAGACCGTCTTGCAGTTTCTAAAGCAAATACAGAATACGCTGAAAAAATTGAAGAGGCATCTAAAACTCCAGCATATGATAAGTTTGGTGGTGCAATAAAAGAACTTACTGGTGGAATGGTTGATATAGGTAGCGTCCTTGACCCAATTGCAAAAAAATGGGGTGCAATAAAAGACCTAGGTTCAATGATATCAAGTGGGTTTGATAAAACTAGGAAGGTTGTAAATAAAGGTGCTGATACATATAAGAACCTTTTTAACTCGCAAGAAGAACAAGACGAAGATAGAAAAGAATCAACTGCAGATTTTGTTAGTAAAACCTTAGAGGGTTCTGAGGATATGGCAGAGGCTGGTGATAACATCAGACTCTTCAACTTAGGAATTATGAGTGGTCTTGCAATGATTGCCATAGGCATTCTTGCACCAATACTTGCAATCGTAGCTACAATCGCAGCTATAGCAATAGCAGTTAAAAATGCATCATTCTCTGGCATGGGTCAAGCAGTTAAAACCTTTGTAGAAAAATTTGGTACTGTTATGAAAACAAGTGCTAAGTCAATCAGTACAGGTTGGGATAAAGTCAAAGGCGGATTCAGTAAACTCAAATTTTGGGATAAGGGTAAAGATGTTGTAGATGACGTTGCAAAAGGTCTACCAAAAGGTACTAAGATTCCTGATAATGTGAAATTGAAAGCAGATGGAACACCTGATATGCGAACCAAAGAGGCGAAAGCCCTTGTGGATGACGTTGCAAAAGGTACTAAAGGTGTCGCAGATGATGTGCTACAAGCAACATCCAAAGGTGGATGGTGGACTAAAATAAAATCAGTCGGAAGCACTTTAGTTAAAAAATTACCTCTGATTGGAGCAGCCGTAGAGACTGGTATGGATGGTTTCGAAAACTACCAAGATATTGAATCATTAAGAAAAGGTAGAGAAGAAGGAACTTTAATGAAAAAAGAGGTTGATGCAGAAACTGGTATAGAAACAGAACGTGAATATACTGATGAAGAAATGGATGAGTTAGAAAAGGCATTCTTAGCTAACCAGGCTGGTTCTGTTGGTAGAGGTGCAGGTTCATTTGCTGCTGGTGTAGGTGGAGCAGTTTTGGGTGCGAAGTTAGGTGCTTCTGTTGGACTAATTGGTGGCCCAGTTGGTGTTGCAATCGGTGGTTTCTTGGGTACACTTATTGGTGGTGTTGCAGGTGCTGTTATGGGTGGTAAAGCAGGTGACGTTCTTGCAACTGAACTTGCAGAAGAAGTCATTGGTGGTGACAACTCAGAACAATTAGTTAAAGATGCGCTGGGTAATATTAAAGTCACAGCAGAATCTGATGAACAACCTAGTGGAGACCAAATTGCTGTTGCAACCGAAGAAGTTAGTGAAGGTGAAAAGAGAGCAGTCGCAGTGACAACAGTTGCGAACACACAAAACAACCTTAGTAATTCTAATACTTCTAACGTGTCAGCAGGTGGCCAACATCAGAAAGACACCTCTAATGCTAGTCGTCTTTCAGCTCAGTCTGAGTAAACTTCTTTCTATTATATTTGGTTTTATCTTTTTGGACTTGAGTAAGTCCGTGTGATGGTGTAGTCTTTCTGACTTTAGATTCAATCTTCTTTTTTTTCTCGCCAAAGATTTTCTCCCAGTTAGAGGTATATGCATCTTCGTTTGAGTTTCTTCTTTTAGAACCCTTTCCACCGTGCCAATTTGACACGACTAAATCCAGCGTCTAGGACGACTTGCGTTTTCTCTCTTGATTGCTTCAAGTTTATTTCTGCGAGTCTGTTGTTGATTCTTTTTGTGTCTTACCTGATTAGGTTTTTCGTAATGTTGTCTATCTCGAACTTCTTGAACTATTCCTGCATTGTCACACGCCTTTTTAAAACGCCTAAGAAGACCATCGAACGATTCCGTAGTTCTTTTCTTCGCATTGTATTTTGGTGTCACGCTTGGCATAATAGTTCCTAGTTAAAAAAGTGTGTCAGTCGCCCCACGCCTTACAGCATCCCGCTCTGCACCGATAAACCCGCTTTATTGCTGTTTATCTTACCCTTACTGAGTACCCCCATTATCCACGGTCTCAGTGAATGCATAGACTTGTCAATTAAATTCATAATATAAACCTATGCACCCCAGTCGAAGTTAGTCTTGAGCTAACTTCTTAAAGTAATCCATTGCATCGTCTTCTGATGAGGCACTTACACCTGCTGAGACTTCTGCACTTTCAATTACTGGTTCACTTGCTGTTGAAGCAGTGTTTACATTAGACCATGGAACTTCTTCCAAATCTTCTGCAACTGATTCAGCAGTAGAGGTAGACCCAACTGTTCCGAGAACTCTTTCAAGTTTCTCTTTGAGTTCTTCATAAGTCTTGAACTCATTTGGGCCGATAACGGCACTTAAAGAATGCACTTGACTGAACACTGAGTTAATCAATGCTTCGTCACCTAATGGTGCAGTTGCATCGAATTCAGATTTGTCATAATTCCAATAACCATCAACCTTACGGATTTTGATTTTGAAATTCGCACCTTCGTCTCTGAGGTCAAAAGGATTGATTGCTTTCTCATCTTCAAATGCAGGTGAGATTGCTTCCTTGAGTGCTTCAAAGATTTTCTTGCCGTATCTATATTTAAATACTTTACCTTCGTTGTCGGGATTCTTAGGGTCTGAAACAACATAGACGTTAGAAACATAGTGAAGTCTTCGCTTCTGTTTTCTAGCAATCTCTTTGTTTGCTTCAATTCCAGTATTCCACAATGAAGTGTTGTACTCACTTACAGGGTCTTTCTTATTAAGAGTCGTTAAAGACTTCTCAATAT